GATATAATAGCCGAGGCTGCGAATTCTGTTCCATCCACGTCCAATTCAATTGCCATAAGTCAGTTTCTTAACAAATCTATAGGAACTTTCACAAACGGCGTTATAGGAACTTCGCATTTCTTTTCCAACACGGCGACTCGAAACTGTTTTTCATCGGTGACTATAACTGCTATATCGGGGCAAGCTGGACCCCCTATACTTCTGAACGATGGTCGCGTAGTTTTTTGTCCATGGGCGTCAACAATTGGAATTTTTAATCCATTTACTAATTCATTAACAACCGTAACTACCGCTACTGCAGCAAATTCACACGGCGGTTGCCTTCTTCCTGACGGGCGTGTGGTTTTTCATACGAACTCCACGAATGGACCGGTTACTATTTTTAATCCGACGACTAATACCGCAACACAGATACCAACAACCGTACCCAATCTTGCTTATTGGGGGGGTGGTATAGTTTTACCCGATGGACGTGTCATGTTCTTACCACAGAATGCACAGTATTTTGGAATTTTTAACTCGTTGACGAATACATATTCAACTTTACAACCTGGGGGTATTCCTATTGCACAGGCAGGGTACATCTCTGGAGTTCTTATACCAGATGGTCGTGTTATTTTATGTCCAATAGACGTTGCAAGTATAGGGATATTCAATCCCGTGACGAATACTCTTACATCATCAACTGGAATCGCTATGAACGGAAGTCTTTACGCTGGAACTATTCTTTTACCAGACGGGCGTGTATTATGTCCTCCATTTTTAAAAACAACTGATTTAGTGGTTTTTAATCCTAAAACAAATAGTCATTCTACAATTTCTCTGGGTCTCACTTTAACAAGTGGGTTTGCCGGAGGATCTTTGTTGCCAAATGGAAACGTCATAATGATCTCTACTACATTTTATGGTTTATTCAATCCCACTACAAACAGGTTTAGTACAGTTGCATTTGGTGCAAGCATTACAAGTGGCGTCCAGGCAGGTTTGTGTATGCTTCCTGATGGAAGAATAATTATGGGTCCAGCTAATACATCAAGTATTTATTTTGTAAATACGAATACAATACCAGACTATTATTTAATAAATTCTCCTCATTTCAAAAAAAACTGTTATTAATAATAATGTACGTGTGCATCATTAACACATCTACGAATTTGATTATATCAAAGTATTCCCCAGATACCGTGTATATAATCCCGCCACCACAGGAAGGTTATGTACACGTGCCTTTACCAGAAGAATTGTGTTGGGAATGTATTAAAAATGAGGTCACACAAGACGGCGACGGAACCTGGATTTTCGAAGAAAATTTAATTCAAAAAGAAGAAATATGGAACGCGATCCGTGTGGAACGAAACAGATTATTAACCGAAACAGATTGGACACAGCTCAAAGACGTGAATACTGACAAAGACTGGTCATCATATCGCCAGGCTCTGCGTGATATAACAAAAGGCGTGACGGATCCTACAAAGGTCGTTTGGCCTACGGCTCCTTGAGTTCTTTGATGTTTTGTAAAAGAAGTTTCATATAGTTCATATGACCATCTTGTCTCAAATGTAAATCTACAAAATCATGCGCACGAGTTACAATACCATCATCTACTTGCACGAGTTCTGGAAATTCGTCAAACTCTATATAATGTTCATTTGGTTTCATTAGAGGATAATACCAACATTCATGGTTTGATTTTTGCTTCCATAAAATAGAATTCGAAGCCATTATCCACGGTATACGATCCCATGCAGCTGTATTGCCATCGACGCTTATAAGATGACGATACATCTTCTGAAATTGTTGTGAAATTGGAACATGAACATAATTGTAAATTTCGTTAGTAGGCGGCATCTGTACAACTTCTGATATATAAGCATCTATCCATTCGTGTTTTGATGCTTGACGACACAATTTAATTCGTTTATTTTTTATAGGGTCAGGGTCACCAGTAGTCCCTCCTATAAACAATAATCTATTTACTTTATGATTAAATGGCATGAGATCAAAATCGTCTAGTTTCCCATTGTAATTCTCCATTGCATAAAAATCTGGTACGGGAATATTTATATTATCGGTATCAAGAATTGATGAACCCAAAATACTATGTGGAAATTCATCCATGTTCATCTGAACGCCTACAAAATCGTGCATACTCGCATCAAACGGAAGTTTGAATGTACCGATATCGAGTTTCTGTATAAACTTTTTAACAATATTTCGTCTATATTCACCGAACTGTTTTTCATAATCTTTATTTGAAAAGTCCTTAAATATTACTTTACCTTCATTTATTGTAAATATAGCATGTTGATTTACCCAATCTCTTTCCCATATATTTTCAGGGTCAGGAGGATTGTATCTTTTGGCCATTTTTAAAGCCAATTCTTCCATAAATATATTATCATGATAAATAATAATAAGAATGAATACGCATCTCATATTTGCAGATTCAAATAATAGAGATTCTAATATTTATCCTTCGGGAAATAAGTACGTTCTCCACTTAACGCGCCCCATAAAAAATATTGAAAGGATTGAACTCGTCAGCGCACGTGTGCCAAATACTATGTATAATCTCACGAACGGAACTAACATCTTTTCCGCAAATTCTGTGAACGTGAGTATTAACCCGGGATTCTACTCGGTTTTCAATCTGGCTGCAGCCGTCACAATGGCTACCAATTCGCCGTCTCTTGATTACCTCCCAGCTGAGGGTCATTTCGTCTTTTCAAATCAATCTGAATTTTCATTGCAAATTAGTTCACAAGAATTTGCAACGATGGTTGGCCTTCCTGTAGGGACGACCATCTCAAGCTCTCTAGCCACGTCACTTGATTCGGCCTATACGGGCAAATATATAATCAAGTCTCAGACTCTCGTGGACATGTCTCTGAACGATTATGTATTTCTTGACATTGAGGAACTTCGGACGCCTTTTCACGTCGATACGGGAGCTCTTCAAGGTACGACTGGTACAATTTCAGGTGCTAATGTGAATAGGGCATTTGCACCCATCATTATGGATGTTGGATCGGCCTGTATCAAAAATTTTCATGAAAATAAGGATTATAAAATCAGTGCTACGTATCCAGAACCAATTAATAGTTTGCAACGCCTTACGGTGAACTGGACTGACCGTTTCGGAAATCCCCTTGATTTTCAGGGGTGGAATACAAATGCTTTTGTTTTGAGAATACATCTGAAACCTGCTCCTGAGGCCACGCTCCCTCCTCCTCCCCCTCTGGAAGATGTTCAAATTAAACGAATCGTGGAGGCGATGTTAACCATACCGCCTCCACCACCCGATCCCCCTAAAATGAGGATACCCTGGTGGGCAATTTTTATAGTTTTTGTAGTTGCTATTATCGCCTGGAAGTCGTGGCCAAAATCTAACGGGTCACTGCAAACAGGGGCTGTGCCGGCTCGTTGATCTTGACCTCCTTGACGGTCGCCTTTATGATCATGAACACAATGATGCTCAGAACAGTTGTAAGGAGAGCCGCGATCAGGTGTGCCTGGATGCCAGTTCCAGACTTGACGAACTTCTCAATGATGGACTGAACCACTCCGTACCACGCCAGGGCGGACGCGAACGAAAAACCGGCAATAAGAGAGTTGAGACCCTGAGCCTCAACTGAGGTGGCGAGACCAGTTAGGAACGTCGACATTTATTATAGTAAAATAAAAAAAACTTTCTGAGGGATCCCATCCTGTCACGTGATTCCTGTCCTCGCAAGGCGCGTCAAGAGATTGTCCCGGCTTCTGAGGTCTGAATCCTTCTGGTTCATCGTCCTCGAATTCTTCTTCTGAAATAATGTTTTCAAAAGGTTCGTCTTCGAGTTCTATGATTTTGTAACGGGTTGGACTCATCCCCCTCTAGAAAAAACCGAGCTTTTGTCGACGGCGTTTTTCAGCACGATTTCTGCTGGAGAATCTGGTTCCCATGAATCCCAGGTTTCCATACACTCATTCATCTTCTGAGAAATGTCATCATTTCCCTGGTATCTTGTCCACACAATTTCAGAATCGTCCTCGACGTCCTCCTCGTCATCTGAAACCGACTCGTCCCAAATTTCTGGAAACATGGTTCCAATCTGCTTTCCCGTTACGTGTCGAGCAGCATACATGAGTCCAAGGCTCATGTCCTCTGCCATGACCACGTCACGCTCACACGCCTTGGTGTAATGTGCCGCAAGGATTGTCGCAGCTTCCATAACGGGTATAAGAATGTCGATAGCCACATCTTCCATTTTAATTTTAATTTTAAAAGAAATTTGAAAACACAACACGGGCTGAATTATTCGAGGTCTCCAGGAAATTATAACTTACCGCATATACCCTGAGATTAACATTCGTCGGTGTAGAATTTATATTTACATCTAAAATTTGATTATTAATTCTTGATAAATTTACAGACCCTGATGGTGAGTCATTCTCAGGGTCTAGGCTGAATGAATACATATAGAATATTCTATCTGGAGTCCGTGTATGAAATTCGAGGGGCTGAATAGTTCCTAGAAATTGAGGAGATCCTACATTATACGATATTCTATCCGTTGTATTGAAATTTAATTCTAAATTAGAAAGTATGTCTCCGGTTCCAATACTTGTAGACGTTGATGTGGCCTGTACGCTATAATCATACCCAAGTGCCGAATCATTTTGAAATACAAAAAAGAGTTCCTTGACTGGATTATAAAACTGTAGAACACATCTGGCGCTTGTGTATCCATGAGGTATCGTAAACTGATTTAATTGAACCTGTTCTATCAAAAGTCTCCTTGGATTCAAGCTTTTTATGTATGAAATTTCATTTTTAGAAAGGTATGTATATTCTATATTCAAATATGCATTAAAATGCGAGGTGAAGTTTATGGGCGGGGATGTGAAAATTGTTGATGGATTCCAAATTATGCGAAATGTCACGTCCTCTTTGAACGCACAAGTAGGCAGACCCTTGTGAAAACACGAGAACCGCAAAGGAATTTTGTACGTCGAGTTGGGCGCCACTAAAAACTGAAGATTCTTTCCGTCTAGAGCCGAAAGAGCAGGCTGTTTTCCTTTTGGAATTTCTAAATCAAATTTCATTTCAATAAATTCCCCGTAAAGTCTCTCTATAAGTTCACTCCCTATATATAATTCAACATATTGAAACATAAGAGTTCCTACAGAATCGAGAACAGAACTTATCTGTGAAGGAAAATCGACGTGAAGATACATATCTGTTATAAGATCCCCGTGGTGCGGAATCGTGATGTGATTTTCGGAACCAAATGACACACCCGCTTCATCGAAAATAACTTTATCAACACGAGATGCGAACAGTGTACTCCCTGGATAGCGTTCTATGAAGTATGTTACTTCAGGTTCACCTGATAACGCAATGTCGTCTTGGCCAAGGAACGTTAAGCTCGCACGACCGGCCATATCTATTAGTTGAAAAGAACTTAATTAAACATGATGCCCGCAATACCATCCTGTATACGCAGAACATTTAGACTAGAAGCCAGAACGCGAAGTTCTTTATTAGTTGTCAAATAATTTTGATCAATATTAAGTTCAAGAAGTGCTTGATGAATTCTACTAAAGTTTATGTGACCGGATGGTGCGAAACTCGCCGGATCTGACGTGAAGGAATACATGAAAAACTGTCGGCCGTACACTTGCTGTTGAGGTTGGGGTGGCAATGAAAAGAAGTTCATGTGGTGGTTAAGTGGTTCGATTGAATTTAAATACATTGAGTCTATTGTATTATTTAAAAAAACGTCCTCACCGTTGAATGAAAGGCCTAGACTTTGTAAGCCATTATTTGAATAATTATATCCAGTTTGCCCAAGTGGCTGAATAACAAAAAAAAGTTCTTTGACAGGATTTTTGAAATTTAATTTGAAAATTGAAGTTGATGAACTCGTAAGAACTGGGAAATTTTCATATTGGCATTGAGTGATTACATAATCTATTCTATTTGTCTTGAACCAGTTTATTTCAGGTTTTGAAAGATATACATATTCTGTAATGATTGTGGCCGAGAGTTGTTGTGAAGAAATATTTATTGACGTTAAATTTGAAAACTTATTGAATTGTATCCACACCTCTACATCTTGACGCTCGAGTGCGCACATCGGGAGGTAAAGTCCCGGATTTTCATAAAAGTAAAATGGTAAATTCACATAGTATGTTCTCCCCGGAGGGGGTATGCTCGTTAAAGTATCATATTTACCCGTCATAAGTTGCAATCCCGGTTGATTTTCATAAGGTACATTTAATTCATTCCACAATTCTATATATTCACCTGTCAAAGTTTCAATCGTTTGACCGCCGATTTTAAGATCGGCCGAAACTATCGCCAAAGTTCCTACAGAATCGTTATAATTATATGTATTATATAAATTGTATGGAACAAGTGTGGAAACTATAGGAGATATTATAAAATAAGTTGTTGTTGTGTTGAAGTAAGTCGTGGGCGAAGATGCTACTGATATAGTATATTTAACATCTGGCGAATTTGAATCTGGAATATAAATTGGTATATCAAAAGGTTTGCCGTTCATACCTGAATCCACATACAGAGGC